CCTTGGGATCTTCATGAGTCTAACATTCCTGTGGATGATTCCCCAGTTCTTGTTAAACTCACCAATCCACTTCAGAGCTGATTTATCTTGAGTCGGAGACCAGGTCAGTTGACCGTCAGCACTGATAAGCAAGTACTTTAAGATCTTTACTGCAGTCTTGTCTCCTATACGATCTACTCCGTCTATGTTGTCGGAGTTGTCACCAACTAGCGCTTTGTAGTAGGGTATGTGAGCAATAGAAGGAACATCCCAGTTCTTGAGGACTGTTTCCTCATCTAGGTATCGCTTCTTCGCATCAAACACCCTAACCCACGCACCAGAACCTGAGCGAACTAGTTGGTGCATATCATGGTCGCCGCTGTAGATGACTACATTTTCATGCATGGTCTCCCTATAAAAGGCGCTGAAGATTCCAATCAGATCGTCTGCCTCGATACCCTTGACTCTGACTTGCTTACAGCCAAGGTGCTCAAGACCCAAGTTCAACGAGTTTAGTTGGTGGAGGTAAGACTCGTACTGAAGTTCTGCTTCAGGAGTCTTTGCTGCACGGTTTCCTTTGTAGTCTGGATACAGATTCATTCGGACTTCGCTTCGTCCGTAGTCCCAACAGATTACAGTATTATCTGTTTCTACTCGAACTTCACTCTGCACCCAGAACAAACCTTTGATGAATCCATAGACTACACCGCTAAGCTCTCCCTTAGACGTCATCATGTCACCTAAGGTGGCTCGGCACCTTCCGGTAAGATGGTTTCCGTCTATCAGGAGTTTAGTCACGTTTGGTCAGCCCTTGGATTCTGGATTCAATCAGCGGAGCCAAAGCATCCGCATCCATAAAGGTTGCTCTTACCTCAGGTTCTGACAAAGAACCTTTGATGGCCTTACCTGCGAGCACTACAAGTGCCCACACGCAAGAGATAACCTTTGCTGCTCTTTCATCGTCTGTCATGATTTCCTTTCGCTCGAAAAATTGCCCCCCTGCTCCCACAATTATACGCAATCACCCACAATATGACAATGGCAATATCTTGTATCTTTGAAAAATTCTTAGAAATCTTTCTCCAACTTAAAGAATTCTTCCGAAGTCAAGAGAGGCCTTTACCAAGTCAAATTCGTCAGAGATCTTCCTTGCTGAGCCAAGAAGGTGATAACACTCTACTGTCCCGAGAGAGTTAGGATCCTCATCTTTGGGGAAGTTAACTACATAGTTGTCGAAGAGATTCATTGTCTTAGCGAGGATCGCTTTAGCTTGTTTATACCAAGCATCCCAGTCCATCATCCAGACAAGCTTCTTGACTCCCTTGTCTCTGAGTTTGAGCAGACACTCTAACTGCCCCTCTTTGAAACCGCCGAAGAGTCCTATACCGTTGTAGTTAAGAGTTTCAGCATCTATGATACTTTCTGTAACTACTGCAAGCCCTATTGCAGGGTTGAAGTTGAGCGTGGTGTATACTGTACTGTAAGTATCCATCCAGTCTGGGAACAAAGACTTACCGCCGATCTGCTTGGCTTCAAATCCGGTTACCTCTCCTAAGAAGACAGTAGGAAAGATGATGCGATTGGCGTAATGCCCAGAGAGGCAGATGTAGCTAGTGTTCTTTAGATGCCCTACTTCTCTCTTATTCAGATACTGAATTGCTGGATCTGAAGGATGAGCAGTGGCCAGAGAGATAGCTTCACTAGGCAGGACCGCTTTAGGAGCTTTAGCTTGCTCGATGATAACATCTGGATACCCAGCCAGTTTGAAGATTACTTCTCGAGTTTGGCTGAATGTCTTTCTTTCTAACAGCATGATCATCTTTACTAGATGAGCTTTGCCGTTCCAGATGCTTCCTCCGTAACCACCTTCGTTACAACGGAAGCAATGGAAGATCTTCTTGTCTCGTTCTATGCCGAGAGTTTTCTTGCCTTCACAGATTGGGCAGTCGGCGTAGGTGTTTACTCTTCCCTTATCAAAGACTGTAGTATGTTCTGCAATCCAGGTTATGATAGGGAAGTTTGCTATAGCTTCATCAAGCTTCGTCACGGTCTTCTAACCTTCTCAAAAGTTCTGGCACAAGGAACTTCTGTAAAGCACCGTCGTAAGTAGTATCGCTGCGTGGCTGACAGTTGGACAAACAGTAAGTCACTACGTGCACAAGGCACTCTAGGCTGAGGTGTGGAAGTAGGAACTGCCGTTCATGACCGTTCAACCTTAACTCTAGGTATTCATGCAGTTGGACAGACCAGCCCCGCTCTGCTAGATCTTCGATCTTGTCTCTTACTTTGTCAGAATCGAACATCACTCACCTCTGGTCCAGAATGCCATCTTGCTAAAGTCAGATTGGATGCAGACTGAATATCTTGCTTTGGCTTCTCTGGCCTTGGCAACGAACAGTCTAGTCAACCCCTTCTCTTCTTCTTCTCTTGTGCGGTTGATGCTGATAATCAGATCAGCAATCTGTGCCTTAGCTATACTACCGCCAGTATGGTGTTGGTCAGCAACTAATTCTTCTCCAGCACCTCTACCGCTTTGTAGACCAGTCCACCCTACTAGCTGATCCTCTTTCAGCCAAGCGACGAAGTTGCCATAGACATCTCTACCTGCTGCATGTAAGTCTGCTTTAAGAGAGTTCTCTTCTGGTGCGATTTCGTCAGCGTAGTCTAGTATGATTGCCTCAGGTACAAAGCCATGAACATTCTTGATCATGGCTGTGTAGTTTCTCAAGTCCGAGATCTTTGTTAAGTGAGGTAGGACTGCTTTGATCCAGATGTCTCCACCTAACTTAAACATACTGAACAGCTTCTCAAAGATCTGATTTCTATTGGTCAATGCCTTCTTGGTAAGACCAGCAATACACATGTCCAGACGATCTTCATACGCCTCTTCACTCATTTCAGTAGTGAAGATTAGAGTTCTCTTACTTTGGAAAGTAAACGATCTAACCAAGAACTGCAGTGCTGCTGACTTACCTGACGACGATCTCTGCGACTGCCACACTCCAAGTTCACCAGGGCGAAGTCCATCAATCCTAGAATCTATCTCAGGGATAAGAGTCCAGAACCTGTCTACATCCTCTTGCCTACGCCGAATGATTCTTTCGCTTGGATCAGCAGTTAATCGTCTGCCTAAGTTTGCTTCTCTTGAAGGTCTGTATTGAAACAGCTCCTTCATCATATTTTCAGCATCTGAGAAGTTCCCTTTCTTCACCGACTCCATGAAGGGAACCATCAGCGATTTAGCTTTCTGCTGTCGCAGAAATGTGCTATACTGCTGAAGTAGATAGCCACGGTTCTGTAAAGCCAAAGAGAAGAACTCGTCTATCTCTTTACTTAGAACCTTATGCAAGGACTCTGGGATAAGTCCCTTGCTGTGTAGATCGTCTAGAACCCTAAAGATCAGAGTGTCGGGAGCTGCCTTATGTTCCCGACCAAAGTCTATACAGAGCTTGACAATCCTTTTCCAACTGTCTGTTGTAAAGATCTTGTCGTCTAGCTCATTCAAGACATTGAGTAAGAAGTCTGAATCTCTGAGTAGGTGACATATGAAATTCTTCTGGAAGTGCTGGTCGAACGAAGATTCCATATTAGCTGATAAGTTCTAAGAAGACCGGTTCGCGAAGCTTCTTGTCTTCTGTCTTGTTCTTGAATTTCACTTTGATGATCCTACCCGGCATGGTATCTCTATGTATGAACATTAAATCTCGTTGTTCATCTGTCATGCCTCCACCTACGTCACAAGTAACTCCGTCAGCAGTTTCAATAGTGAAACCACCCAAGCTGCCAGTAAGGCGACCTTGCCCAGGATACCAACCTACTACCTTGAATTCTTCAACTTCATAAGGCTTGTACTTCAGCCAGCCTACACTCCTGCCAAGAGTGTACACTGCGTATTGTGATTTGATCATCAGTCCTTCGTAGCCTTCGTGAAGTACTTCTTCATAGAAAGCATTGAGCTCAGCCACAGTCTTGAGTCGTCTTGAGTCTAAGCTCTTGATAGGACTTGCCGACTTCTTATCGTTCTTGAAAGCAGAACACTGTCGAATCCAGTCTGTCCTAGTGTTCTGAAGAGTGGTAAAGTTCTTACTCTGCCATTCGCTTAGCGGCAGAATGTCAAACACAAAGTAGTTAACCTTCTTGACTTCTTCCTGAGCGATCTCAGCAACTGAACTACGAGTAATGCTCAGTGTCTTTTGCAACGACTGGTAGTAGAGCTCGCCGTCTAGAACCCACCCTTGAGATAACTGCGCTCCAGCTGCGTTGAGTTCCACTAAGAGATTTGTGCTAATGTGGTTGAGGTTAAAAAGCTCTGTACCACCACGAGAACAGAACGTAGCCGACTCACCTCTCTCATCAGACTTGATAAAGCATAGAGCACGTATGCCGTCAATCTTTGGTTCTGCAATAACTGGAAAGCCGAGCTTGCTAGGATCTTCTAGAGTCTCAGCTAGCATGCACTCGAAGATCTTGATATGCCCAGGCCACACCTTGTTGACAGTGGTGTCTCCAATGCCTGCCTTGAGATCTTTCTGCAGGCAGCGCCGAAGCCACTTTGCTTCGTTCTCAGTAAAGCCGTGGAGGACACCCATGACGAAGTCAACATCTCTGCCAAAGTGCCCTTCTTCCATTTTGGCTACTAGCTCTACAAAATGCTTGAACTCGTTCTCTCCTCGGCATAGAGAACTTTCGATCTTTGGCAGTGTGGCTACACCGAAGTGGCGAAACCAGTCCAACGCTACTGACAAGAGTTCTTTCACAATGATCTCACCTTCTGGATGAGACTTGAACCCTCTCAACGTGTTCTCTTTGACTGTCCTGCTACGAGTGCCCTCAGCGTAGTTAAGACAGTCGCAAACCCAGCTTAGTACTTTGTCAGGCATCTAATGGTTCTTTAGTTTAGGGAGCCACCGTACAGGTGTTCTCCTGGTTAAGGGTTGTCGGTCGGGTTCAAGCAGTCCTTCTAACAAAGTGAAGTACTTACCGAACGACAGTTGTTCGTGAACTCTATTGACTCGGAACTGATATGGCTGCTTGATCTTGCTCTCGCCATCCATCTCAGCACTAAGGATCATACTGCAAGTGATTCTGTTCTCTATAGCCCAATCTCGAAAGCAGATTTCAGCATCTAGGCTAATATCTGAATTGTAGATCTTGATTAAGATCCTACACATGAGATGTCCAAATCTCTGTGCATCAAGATACTTCCCTCTGCTGCGTGTCTTGATCGAGTATTTCTCTATTACTGCAGTTGCTTCAGTAATAAAGAAAGCATCTCGTCTCTCTTTCGGGACAGGCATTAGATCTGTCGAATTCCAAGGAGGGCCTGGACGTAAAGATCGTCTCGCAGCTCTTTCCTAATCACTCTCTGGTAAAGCAGGCTGAGCTCTTCTACTGTCCTTACCGGCTCTGCTGCTTCGAAGTCACCTGAATTAGAAATGAACTTCTTAACCAAAAGCTTGTTCTTCAACTGTCCAGGTTGAGGAACCGAAGGAGCCAACGCTTGGAATACATACTTGATGTACCCTATCCAAGCTGCTTCTCTCCAGGTGATCTGGAATCCTTCCGCTTGCAAGAAAGCAAGCACTGTCTGAAATGACTTCCATATCTGTGGGTTTACTTCAAGTTGAGTTCCGTCTTGCTTCAAACATCGGTAGCCCTTCTGTCCTGCTTCCTGTCGGCATTGCTCATAAGTTCGGACCAGTAGTACTGTTCTACCGTCCGAGACACTAAGGACTTCCATGTTTCATTAAATCTTGATACATAAGGTAGCCCAATTACAAAAACAGAATTACCCATGTACCTTATAATGGCTCCAGTACTTGATAAACGGAGTATAACCCTCGCTCTGCAAGGTCTTTACTCGAGCAAGGCTCGCATCTTTCAGAGACTTGTGAGTCCTATCTGCGATATCTACGTAGTCAGCATAGTACTTGCCTTCCGAGTGCCGAAGGATACGTCCAAGGAACTGAAGGGTACCTCTGCCTGATTCACCTTCTGTCTTGTCTCCGCCGCCTCTTGCCCCAGTTGCATTTATCAAAGCTCTCAGCCAGGGTAGGTCTGTTCCTTCTCCTACGATCTCAGCTGTGGCTACTACGTTAGCGAAGCGTCCTTCTTGTAGCATCTGAAAGATTAGCTCTCGCTCAGCCTTGGATGTAGAGCCTCTGATATACTCAGATCTAATGCCTTTCATGTTCATCATATCACACAGCATTTCTCCATGAGCGACCCTCTTCACTAGAGTTATGCAAGGCTTGTTCTCCATTCTGAATACGTCAGCAATAGAGCAGATCGCTTCGTTCCTCTCTAAGTTCTCTACTATAGCTTGCTTGTACGCTGAGCGAGAATCTACTTTGCTGTTCAGCTTAGGAGCATTGATAGGATAAAACCAGATCCTAGGGACTACTAGAACCCTTCTTTCGATCAGCTCTAATAAACTGATCGAAGCGATCACATCTCCGGTCATTCCAATCAGAGCTAATCCAGGACCTGTCAAGTGAGGAGTTGCGGTTAGACCAAACCGCCAGGGAGCTTGGATCTTACCAAAGCTGTCAAGCCAGCTATCGGCTTCGGCATGATGTGCTTCGTCTCCTACTATAACTTCACAAGCTCTCAAGAAGTTGTCTAGATCTTCTCGTCCCTCTTTAAGAGAGGTTACAGCAGTTTGAATCATCACTACTGTAATGAACTGTATGTCCCAGTTTCCGTCACCCACCATACCAATTGGAACTTGGAGCCTCTTAGCCAACCTATCATGTGTCTGGTACATGAGGTTGGTTCTATGGGTAAGCCATACTGTAGGCTTCCAGATTGAAGCTATTAGCGAAGCTCCTACTTCGGTCTTACCTCCTCCAGTGGGCATGTGGATGATGCCACGACCGTGGCTTAGAGCAGACGTCACTATGTCCGATTGAAAGCTCCACTTGCCCTTTCTCAGATCTATAGTGTGCTTACCATGATTGTCGAACAACACTAGCTTAGGTTCTGGCATCTCATAGATACGATCATCAGATAACTCGTACTGGAAGTTAGCCTCGTCCAGGGCTTTAGTGACTCGTGAAAGAAGACCTGCCGGAAACTTGTACTGCTTCCTAGAGCGGTCGTACTGAATGTACTTGATCCTTCCGTCGCTGTATCCAGCTTTGAATGCTGGATTAAAGAACCTGCCTTCGTCCAGATAGCTTAGTACCGGCAGGATGATATGAGAAGGATGAGCACCTTCTATCCAAGCCCATACATGGTCGACCACAATTTTCATGCAGGATTAAATCTGGACTTGATAAAGTCAGCAGTCCAAAGGTGAGCCTTGTTGATCCAAGCTATCCGCTTCTTGCATCGGTCGCATGGAGGAATCCCTACGGCTGCTGTTAGCTGACCTAACACATCTCCAAGAAGCATTCCTGTCTGCTCTGCAGCTTTCTCTGCAGCTAGAATAATCTCTTCTGGTACCGGAGCTTGTGCCTTAGGCTTTGAAGAGATAGCTTTAACCGGCGGAAGCCTAGTCCAGAGCTTAAGGTAGAAAGCCCTCTTCTCTTGTGAGAGAGCTTGACCTTTGCAGATCTGATACCTTCGTCCAGACATAACAATGTTCAAGACAGGACAGTGTCCAGCCTTACTACATTGGCATGTCTCAGGAACAGACATACTACTCAGTTACTTCTACAGCAGGAAATGAATCTGTACTAACAGTACAGCATGTAAGATCACAAGGAGGATCTTCAGCAGCGGAAGATAGATGACCTACTGCAGCAGTTAGATCAAATGGGCTGCAACTGATGATGGTCATCATGTAGGTAATCACACAAGCAGAGTTGCATATTGTGTCGCTGTCAACAGCAATGATATCCATCTGATAGGTAGTTCCACCAACGCACTCTAAGTTGATAGTGAAGTTGCAACTACCTACGTCAATAGGTCCTGAGTTCCAGTGATTACCGCCTATCCAGAACAGTTCCCAAGGACCGTTGTCTACTAGTCCAGGACAGTCTCCCCCTTCTCCAAAAGTAGCAAACACAGAAGTCTCAGGTGCAGTATCGCAGCATACTCTAGCACCACAACAGCAGTCTATATTACCAGAAAGACCGCCGCCAGGACCTCTTAACAAGCCACCGAATTCGCCGCGAAATAACGTCATACTAATTACTACGGTGGCGGACAATCTTCAATATCTTCGACTACTGTTGCACCCTCTTCTCCCGGGCTGCAGACGTAAACTGTTCTCTTGACTTGGTTCAAACTGTCACTATCCACGTTGACGTCTGTCACGACTGTAATCTGGTCGAAGTCTAGCACTGTTGATGGTGCTCCGGTAGTACTCGCAAAGACAAGTGCAAAGCCCGGAGTCGCAACCAAGTCACAGGCACTACCATCCAAGTCTGCTACATAAGATGCTGTAACCAAAGTGATCTCATCCACCCAAGTTGGGTCTTCGCAGTATTCTAATCTGCAAAGAGAACCAAACTTCTGCAATACGTCTGAAAACACTCTGAGTCCGAATATCACAAACTGAGCGTGTGGGGTTACACTCTTCACTTCCCAAGTGAACGTAGGAGAGTTGTTTGCACGTTGGAACCAAACAGTGTCTCCACTCTTTGCTCTATGAAGTTCACTATTGACTAAAGTTCCAGCTCCAGGATCTACCGTGTGGATACCGATTGGTACAGCCGTCCAAGAAGTAACTGCCGGAGTATCTGCACATAGGTTAGAAGAAAGAGTTGCAAAGGCTTCCCTTACTGCTCTCTGCAGTACTCTGATCCTATAGTAAGGAACTCCTAGAGATGTGTAGTGTGACCGCCATGCCTTTCCCTTACAGCCAGTAATAGAATCAGTCCACATACTCTGATCGTCGTGGATAGTTACTGTCCCACCAACAACCACGTTAGGGTCAAAGCTTGCTGTGACTACGGCTGATGCTGCAAGTGTAGTGAATCCACTTGTGAGAGTAAACTCAATCTCTCCAGGCACTAGAGGTTTAGTAAACCACCACTGCCCATTCGACTTGTGAACGATTACTTCAGTGCCAATGGGAAGTAGCTCAGGAGTCTGATCCCACAGACAGGCAAAGACAACTCCTCTTGAAGCTTCACCAACGCCAAAGGTTCCTGCTGCTTGTGGAAAGGCTCCAAGTACAGTATCTACTTCGTAGATGTTAGCATCAGCTGTAGTTGGATAAGCAGCTCTGAATTGTGTGGTTCTTCCTGGGCGACCATCTTCGGCATAGAAGTATCCATACTTGCCTAAGTCATCGTCTCCGTCTACGTAGGTCCCAGTGAACAGAGCTGAGACGTAATCACCTACAGTAGGGACTGAAACTCCAGGTGGAAGGTACACTGTAACTGGAGTTGGTAGGTCTGGATCTTCGTCCCAATGCGGAGAATCTTTTATCGGCTGGCAGCGTCTTCCAACAAAGCTCGTACCGTACTGATCAACACTAGTAACATGGATTACTTCAAAGCGCTGTGGGTCTAGAGAAGTTGAACTGCCAGCATAAGGCAAAGGAGGTAGGTCTAGGTTCAGAGCTTGCTTCTGCTCTAGCTTAGTAACTCTGTCTGTGAGTGCCTTCATGGCATCAAGCAGCAATCGCAGATATTCTGCAATCTCCTTCTGCTTCAGATTGACGATAGCTTTCTTTGCCATTATTCTAGTCTTGTAACAATTGACTTATCCGTAGTCAGAGAAAGTACCGACTTTCCGGGCTTGCCAAAAGTGTAGCTATACTTGAGTAGCATAGCTTGGATGGTGTCTACTCCGGTTGATCTGGTTGTGTCAGTAAGCCTAACTCGGCATTGCAGATTGGCGAAGGTCTCTATAGGATCACCAAACAGAGGCAGCTCTGCCGTGAACAACACATCCTTCAAGATCTGTAGCTGAGCCGCGACATTGATAGGCCCAAAGCTCTGCGGATCTATAAACATCTTCTTGAGTCTAGCAACACCATACAGATCGTAAGCAGTTCCTGTGTACCCAGATTCTGGTACCCTGATAAAGGCAGGACCGCTTAGCGGAATGTTGTCATAGTCAATGTAGACAAAGGCTGCTGCTAGCGGTCCCTTCGCATCTCCTGGAACGTGAGGATTGCCTGCTCTGATAACAGGTACATGAGCAAAGATGGTCTTAGCTTCTAGATCTATCTTCGCTTGGATAGGAACCCAGACTTGTCTACGCCAGTAGTTCACTAGAACAAAGAACCCTACTGGTTCGCTATCGTTCTCTTTGAAGGTAGAGCTTGAAGGGATCTTCCACTTTCGGAACACCTTTGCGTAGGCGTCACCGAACTGATTAGCAATAGCAACAGAGACACCCTTTCTTGCTGTCCAGTCAGCTTCGAGACCAGGAGCCCAGTCTGGCTCTAGAGCAATCACGTCTCTTGAGTCGTAGACTGCATTGCCTTGGAGAGTAGTGTATGCAAGCAGTGCGGTAAACCGGTTCGTGCTGTCTAATGTGTAGCTGTGCGAATCTACATTCGCTAGATCAATGTTCAAGACTTTGATGTCTGCAGCAGCTACATCTGGGAAGCACCATGCGTTCTGCAGATCATCAAAGAACAGCCTCTTGGTGGGTTGGTTCCTTGAGATAACTTGCCGAAGAGCTGTAGTGAACTGCTCGTTCTCGAAGGTGAGGTTCTGCAAAGTAAAGACATTGAAAGTCCCAGTCCCGGGAGTTCCAATGGTAGAGGGTATGCCGTTCAGAGCGAGGTTTGCAGCATTGTTAGAAAAGATAGTTGCGATGACATCTGCCACATCAACATAACTAACAAAGCTCGCCGCCGGGTAGCCATAGGCGTTTAACAGATCTAGGTCAGCCGCGTTGTTCTGGTGGCCATAGCACGAGTAGACTATCTCTTCATTGTTGTTAGCACCAGAGTGAGTTGTCTTCTTTATCTTGCCACGGAACCAAGTCTTCATTCCGCTACCAAGATCCATCTCTAAGGTAACTTCATCTTCGTCATTGAAGGTAGAGGCACCATAGTTTAGAGTTGGTATCTCAGTAAACGTAACTTCTTTACCATCATAAGAGAAGTTGAAGTCTCTTATGTTGAAGTAAGGAGAAGTGAAGTCAATCGGAGTTCCGTCTACGGTCAAGAGCAGCTTCGCTGGATCTCTATAGTCCAACACATCTCCTGATTCAGTTCCGCCAACTAGAGATAGACTACCTCCTACTGAAACTGATTGAAGGCAACTTACATTGTCTATGTAAGGACCGTTGCCGACAGTATTGCTGGCATCACCTAGCCATTGCCACGTAAAGACTCTTGCTCCAGCAGTTACTGGATACGTTCTTGTCTGATAGCTCTGAGTTGCATCTGCTTCAGTAAGTATCTCTTTGGGCACTCCATCTATAAGAAAGGTGTAGGTTCCAAGTGTTGGCTGAATCCAAGCTCTTCTGAATGTGATAGTGCCAGCTGCTGAAAACACTTGAGGAAGAGTAAGAGACTGTGTTACTGAATCGAATTGACCAGCTACACAGTAAGTTCCAGTGTCAGGATTGTTGGTGACAATCACCCAACCATCTGTTGGACCGCTCGAGATGAAGTCGCCAAAGACGTTCGGCTCAAAGCCATATGAGAAGAAGCTCACGTCTGTTGGAACAGCGAATGTTGGATAGATGAGAACTACCCCACCGTCAAGATCAGCTCCACAGCTAAGGCCAGTAGCTAGGTCAGGAGGAACTAAAGAGCCTACTACAATACCTCCATCAAGAGTGGCATTGCACGTTATGAAGGCTCCTACAGCAACAATGCCAGTAAGAGGTTTGAAAACTACTCTTGTGTTGGTTCCAAAGTCTGTTCCGTTGTAAACACTGATACCACCGTTACCTGCTGGCAGCGTACTAGAACCTATTACCTTCTGCACTTCAGCGTAGGTAATAACCTGTGGGTAATCAGCTCCACCAGTAGTGCAGATGACAGTCCAAGAGGTGCTCATCTTGAGATTCCTTAGTGATAGAGGATTGCCCTCTATAAACAAAGGATCTCGAAGAGACCAGACTGTGCCGTCTAGATTCGATACCACGCACTGCTTGGAAATGGATACAGAGTTGATAGTAACGCCGAGACTAGAAAAGTCTAAAGTGCCAGTGTATCCAATTCTGGCTTGCAGAGACTCCAATGCATTAGCAGTTGGAGTAACGCCAGAGAAAGAGAATACTACAGCAGAAGTTATGGTGCAGCTTCCTAAACCGCCCGCGTCAAAGATAGCGGTATCGCCAATGCCTGGAACTGAATTACCTCCAGGACCTCCAGACGAGTCGGACCAGTTTGCACTGTTTACCCAGTTACCAGAAGCACTGGCAACCCAGTAACGGACTGCCATGTTAGTTCATGCTAAGAGTAACACTACCAATGTGGCAAGCTACGATTACGCTAGTGGCGACTGTCTTAGTACTTGCCATAGTTCCGAAGGCTACGAGATTGCCAGAAGTTGCAGCATCATACAAACCAATATAAGGAAGGTCTCCCCAAGGAGTAGAAGCAGCCGGGTAAGTGAATGAGTTGGTGTTAGTGCTTCTCCGATTAGACAAAGCACCAAATATGATTCTCTGACGGGCATAGCCAGTTCCTGTTGGGACTTCTGCAACAGACAATCCTACGCTGCCAATGCTCGAGCACAACGCCATCCACACAGTTCCGATAGCTGTGAATGGAGAGCCGAGCAGAGTCAGCCCTAGAATGTCGTTGGCAATAGTTGGTCCAAATGGCATTTCGTAACCCTCTAAAGTCCGGCGTAACCTAGGCAGCCCATTGGCAGCCGTGTTTTCGATTATATATGGGCCTACGATAGCCCAAATTTGAAAAACAGAATTATGGCGTGGTTATCACAGAAGGAACTTCAGTTCCCCAGAATTGAAAGCGCATGTACCCAGCCTGGAACAGAAACAAATCTTCTGGACTGTTCTGCTCAACTGGAAGCATGTAGCACGATCCAAACGCTATTACATCTGTTGACGTCTCAGGTCTGTAGAGTTTCAACGTCTGAGAACTTGAGCTAATTAGAGTACGTTGATAGTCGAACAACTGCTTGGCGTACAGTCGTGGATCATTCTTCTCAACGTAAATAATGAACTCATGTTGATGATACAGTGCTGGGTATCGACCATCAATGATGACTCTGTTGGCCCAGAAGTTCTGCCGGACATTGGGTTCAGTAGCGAGCTTGGAGTTGGTCTTCCAGCCTACGACAGAGTCTCCTAGAGGGCTGTTTGGAAACAGCAGAGTGCACTTAGTAAGGTCTAGATCGCAAGGCATTAGGCTAAGCCTTTCGCGGAAAACTCTCTCTCGAAGTCTTGTCCGTCTTGTATTAGAGCAGCTGTAGCGGCATTCGCCGCATCAGCAGCCGCAAGAGCACCAGCTGCCACTTGACTGAACCCAGCTCCTATGGTAGAGGACAATTTGTCGAGAGCATCTTTCTGTTGTCCCATTGCATCTGCCGCTTCTCTAGCTCCGTCAGGAACTTGCTGCATTAGATTGGCTGGCATGCCAACTCCGAACCCACCTCTTGGAGCACCAAAGTTGATCTGAGGGATCTCAGGTTCTGGAAAGCCAAGACCAGGCAGTCCTCCAGCAGCAGGTTCCAGTCCTTGCAGACCAGCGTTGCCCTGCCCTAGCTCTTCTTGCTTCTGCCGCTTTAACGCGGTAAGTTCTTGAGACTTTTTCATAGCGGCATCCATGCCTGCTTGATCTCCTACCAACTGAGCCTGATTAAACGCTGTCTCGTTCTTCGCTTCTTCGTCTTGCAAAGACTTGATCGACGCTGCAATCTTCGCCTTTCTGTTCTTGTCAGCATCTACTGCTTCTGCAGCTAAAGCACCTACTTCTGGCATAGCTGGAACAGCTGCTACAGCACCGCCCTCTCTGGCAGCAGCTTCATCTTTCTTCTTCTTGGCGTCGTCAATCTCTTTGTTCATCTTCCTGAGTTCAAGAAGGATATCTTCTCTGGTCTTCTCAGCCTTCTCAAACTCTTGGACGACCCTTACCTCGTGAGCTTTCTCTTCATCTAGGCGAAGAGCTTTCTGCTTCTCTTCAAGGGCTTTCTTGTCTTTGTCTACTTCTTCAAGTTTGTTCTTGATGGCGTTGGCAAACTGGCCTAGATCTCCACCGCCACCGCCACCGAATCTATTCTGGGCGATTTGCTTGGCTCGCTCAGGATCCATACCTCTGAGGATTAAGCGATCAACTTCATTCTTGACTCTCTGATCAGCTTCTTTCGCAAGCTTCTCCTGCTGCTTCTGTTGTAGTCCAGCTCTACGACCTCTGCCAGGACCGCCATCTTCAAAGGCAAGATCTTCTGGACCTTTGATAAACTTCTCAGCAACCTGACCTAGGGCAGCCATTGGAGACATGCCTTGGGCAATCAGCTTATTGAACTCACGCTCAGCTTCAATCCTCTTGACTCGCCTGTCGAACTCGTCCTTGGCGTGCTTCTCTAGATCCTTGAGAGCCTTCTCTCTTTCATTGATGTTGTCTTTCTCAATGTCGAGTTCTTTCTTTCTGAGACGCAGGGCTTCTTCATGCCGCTTACGCTCCATGTCCATTTCTTTGTCTTTGAGATCCTGAACTAGCTTGAGACGCTTGTCTTCTAGATCAGCTAGATCTTTCTCTAAGTCCTCTCGGATCTTCTTGCGAGCAGCAGCAAGCTCTTGCTCAATCTCTTTGATGTCCTGAGCGGCTCTCGCTTCGTGAACAACTCTAAGTGCTGCCAGTCTTTCTAAGAGCTTATCTTGCCGTTCAATGTTAGCTTCAATACCAGGAACATTGTTTGGATCTGTATTAGCAGCAAGCTCTTCGTTCAGCTTCTTCTTTTCTTCATTTGCTTCGGCAGCAAGTTCATCCATGACCTTTAGAGTACCTTTGAGAAGGCTCTGTTCTTTCTGCAAGTTCATCTGCAGTCTGGCAATACGCTCATCTTCGCCACCAGTGATAAGATCATTAGATGCTTTCTGTAGCTCTGTCTGCTTCTTGATCTTCTCCATTTCTAGATCAGCAAGGTTGTCCACATCTTTGATAGTGTCCAAGATTGCTTTCTTCTGCTCTTCAATCTCTTTAGTCTGATCAGCTTTAGATCTCTCAAGGGCTGCTAGCTGACCTTTCAAGACTTCTTGAATCTTAGCGGCGTCTTCTGGGTGAGCCTTTGTGTTCTTTTCTGCTTCTGCCCGTAACTCTCCAGCTCTGATAGCCGCCTGGGCATTGATACCAGCTATTGTCTCACCGCTGCTAATAGTAAGCAGAGATAGATTGTCGAGGTTCTTCTTGTACTCTTGATAGATCTGAACGTCAGCAGAAGCCCAGGCTTCGATCCTCTTCTGATTGAACTGATTGGCGATTCTGAGAGCCAAGTTATAAGCAGTTTCTTGTTGCTTAAGTCTTGCTTGAAAGGAACGAGCAATGAGAGCATCACTATGTACTGAGATCTCACCAATCTGTCCTTGAAGGTTTGCTTGCTCCCTCAACTTCTCATTAAGCTTGGCCTGAGCCTCTTCTCTCTGGTTGGTGAAGAATGGGCCAAGACCAAGCTCTTCGCCAACTGCCCCTCTGCCGGTAAGAGGTTGCTTCGTTTGCTTTCTCAGATCTTCAATCTCTTTGTTTACTTGCTCTAGAGTAGCACGTAGCATGTCCAGACGTTGGTCTGCTGAAAGAGCTACGTCTTGACTGATCTCTTTCAAGATCCGAGCAATCTCTCCAGGCTTCTTAAGATCAAGCTGCTGAAGCTTTGCACCAAATTCTGGTATGAGTTGGATGATCTCGTCCAGAAGGTTCCGAACCTCTTGAAGTTGTAGTTCTGATAAAGGACCTTTGCTTTCCTCTTCAGAAAGACCAAGAAGCTTCTTGTATGCTACAGAAAGATCTTCTACTTTAGAAGCTGTAGCAGCACCAGCGTCGCCCGCTCTCTTGATTGATCTAACGACACCTGCTTCAAGGGCTTGCGAGTAGAGATAGGCTCCAGCAATACCTCCTGTCATTACCGTTCCGAGCAAAAGCAAAGCACCGATCCAAGTTCCGAAAGCGGCTGTTGCTGCTACCACGGCAATTGACAAGATTCCTACTGCCGCTCCCATAGACAATGTAACTGCAGCACCAGCGGCAAGAGCTGCAATCAAAGCTTTTGACTCATCACTGAGCTTACCAAAGCTAACTGCCAAGTATCCAGAAGTTTGAACTAAGTCAGCAAAGATAGGCTGGAACTGTTCGCCCAGCTGCACTCGAGCTTCTTCAAACACTCTGGTCAAAGAAGTGAATTGTTTGTAAGTGTCTCCCAAGGCTGCTTCATAAGTACCTTGGATCAATGTACCCTTTCTCATTACCTCATTGAGTAGGAGCTGCTGCTTTTCATGTGTTGACAGAGTTGTAATGACACGACCATTGCTGATGGCAAAGTCACGATAGATGTTGTTCAGATTCACCATAATGCCCAAGTTACGCAGCATCCAACTGTTGGTTCTTTGGATGGCAATAACTAGGCGCTCGAAAGCTTCGCTGGAATTGATCTGGGCAATGACTGCGGCATCTTGAGCAATTCTAGCTAGCTTAGCAGCATTGCTTAGATCGAACTCACCTTGGATTAAGAAAGCTAATGCTTCACGAGTTTGTCTGGTGGTGATGCCTAGGCGCTTTACTGAATCTTCAAAAGCTTTCAGCTGTCCTCTGCTGTACCCAGCAATAGAACCTACATTGTTGACAACGGTACCTAGGTTCTCAACACGAGCAGCAAGAAGAGTTGCTTCAGTAAGGAACTCAGTAAATCTGCCAGCACCTAATGCGGCAGCTAAGGTGCTGATAGCCACCGAAGCAATCTGGACGTTCTGAGAAAGTTGATTGAACGTCTGAGAAAGGTTGGTATTGGTCTTACCTTTCTCTTTTTGTGCAGCAGAGTCTTCTTTGACTTTGGTAGTCAACTCTCTAACAGAAATGCCAGCTCTATCTGCTGCACTAGCAAGTACGCTATAGCGAGCAACATCACCTTGGTTGGTAGGTGATCCAGGTCCTTGATACAGTGGAGCAGGTGTTGGAGCAGTTGGATAGGTTTGTCCACCGTACTGCGCCATGATACTAGTAGCAAGACTGCCACTTGTACCGTTAGCTCTTCCACCTACTTGTCCAAGCCTAGAGAGTTGTTGAGCAGCTGCAAACTGCCGAGACAGAGCTTCTTCTGCTCTTATAGAAGCCAGAGCTACCTTGTCCAACTCCTTAGCCCAGATAGCATGGGCAGAAGCAACTCCCTGAATTGCTGATTGCAAGACTTGGTAGTTCTTCGCATGTCCTGCAGCATCGAAAGCCTTCTGTGCTTTCTCAGCTTCTTTAGTAGCTGCAGCTAGCTTGGTCTCTGCCTCTGCTAAAGAGCCTGTGGCATCTTGGAGGGCATGGATATCCTTAGCAGCCTTTTTCATCTGCTCTTCGCCAATATACTTGGCTTCAAACGCCCACGAGATTCCTCCAAGCTCCATCATTTAGAACTTCCCTCCACTAGCTTGGTCTACGTACCTCATATACTCTGCACCGGTCATTTCCTTGAACCGTCTCTTTGGCTTTTCTGACTTCTCTGCCTTGGGTTCAGCCCTTGCTTTCTCCATGGCTTCTTCACGTCGTTTCTCTAATACTGAAAATCCACTGGTGATGATTGTCAGTTGTCCTTCTGTATGCTTACTTACGAGTTGGTCTAAAGTACAGCTCAGCTTCTCGCAGAGGAAGGCGAAGAAAGCATGCTCAGGTATTTTAGACCCACCATCTCGTTGAGCCTCATCACGTTGATAAGAACTCGCAAGCCGCCGAGCAAAAAATTGTTGGCTCCGTCGATCTGCTCTTGAGAGATCACTAGATCTTGCATCTCTGTCATAGAAATGGTTTCGTCAACCACAGCCTTCTTCACATCTTCCCAATCGTAGAAATCTGCAAGAGCGGTAGTCGTGGCAAACAAAGCCTGGAGGACATCCTCTGTCATGTCTACCATAGTGCCCTCTTTCATCGCTTCTCTTTGCTTGAGAGCGAAGGGCTTTAGAGCTTGATAGACAGATCGTCCTGCCTTGACAGACAGAGGACGGATAGGTCTCGACTTGCCTAAGAGAGGCACATCTGTTTTGTGCGTGTCTGGAAAGAGAACCTTGGAGAGCTGTTCGTGATCGCTCTCATCGAGGTTCAGGAAGCGTTCAGAGAAAGCCTTCCGAACTACTTCTTCGGATACCTTCACCTGATCTACGCCACTAACTGTCGTGGCTTCATCCATTACTAGCTCCTATAAGAGGGAGCTAGCACCCAGTAGACAACGGCGGCAAGTAATGCCTGAGACCGACTACCTGTTGACTGCAGCTCCCGATAGTGGTGTTAAATCCGAGAGCATTCATTGTGATCGGGATTCTGCCGTTCTGGTCCGGCGTGAACTTCTCTTCCCAGTCTTCTGCAGGAGCCATCTTGGCGAAGTCATGGATAACTTGCACACCGTCCAAGAAGTCCGCAATTCCGAGAACGTGGAAATAACGGATGCGAGGACCGCCAAGGACTTGGGTGACACCAGAGTAAGCGTAAGCCAAGAGTCCAGCTGTAATGGACTTGTAGGGATTCGCAGCCAGAGAGTACACGAGATTGCCGGTCGTGATAGAAGCAATGACCACTTCCAAACCGTCAATCGCGTCTTGTCCGCCGGGCGAAGAAATGATGATCTGCTGACCGACCGCGAAAGGCGTAGTGGGTGTGCTGGACAGAACAAAGGTCAACCCATCACTGAACACGCTCGACACCGAAGCACAAGCCACGGCGCTCGAAGCAGCTGTGTAATTGCCGAACGCGACTTGGACTTTCCGCCATGAGTTCGAGTTCAGAGTGAACTGCAACTGAGCGGAAAAACCTGTGACTGCTTCAAACTGCCGAATCTTCGGCAAGCCCACTTCCAAGCTGAACTTGGTTCTGGTCACTCGAACCATTGGAGTATCTTCAACTACGCTGCCGAGGTCGTAGAACCCAGAAGGCAGAGCGTCAAGATCAACTCTGGCCCGAGTGAAAGTTGTCGGATACTCTGCGATGATGATCTGTTCAATCGCAAGATTCGTCTCAACCGGATTGATCGGGTTCGAGTAAGAGCGGCGAGTCATTTCCTACCTCCAACGAGTCCTAGGTGAGACACCAATCTTATTACCCAACTTTAGTAGTGATGAATACTAAGTTTAGTGAGAATACAAAGTGTCCATTCTCATCTTTGTAGTAAGGACCTGGAGCACTCTGTCTGGCAAACCGTCCTGGATAAGAACAACCCAACTTGTTGAACTTATCAGCGAACAGAGTATTCAAGCTGTTGATATAGGTCCAGCCGTCATTGTACTTTACAGACCGATGAAGAAACTGGACAGCAGGTCTGTTAACCTTATCCCCAGAGATCTCGTAACCACCACTTGGAGCAATAACAGTAGACTCATACGGTGTGCTGGGAAGCTGTCCAATGAAGAGATCACTGCCTATAGTTCCTAATCCATAGGACTGTAGACTAGTGGCAATGCTCTCAAAGAGAACAATCATCGCTTCCTTCGATATGCCTGACGGGACTTGAGCTTATTGCTCTTCTTGAGAAAAGTCCGCATCACTTTCTTGACTCTGCGTTTCTTCATCACGTGACCACCTAGTTAGAATACATTGACGCCATTGGCGAGCAACGCTTCCGCGGCAGGAGGGGCTCCATAGATTGGAGTGTTGTCAGCTGCTTCTAACAGTCCTGTATATTCTTCTCTGTCCAAGAGACCCATATCAACAAGCATGAGAGTAGCATTCTTGTTGATAAGGTGCATTGCATCCTTAGCGTCGGTGAACCAAATGCGTTGAGGATGTTCCGGCACACCTTGTAACCCACCGATTCCTCCGCCAATGAACAGAGCAATCTCGAAGGGAGGCATCCTGCACTCCTTATATGGAAGACCAGCCTTGCCCATGATGCTAAGAGCTTCTTGATACATCGGATAAGCCAGGGCATGATAACCAGCTTTCGCATTTGGGAAATGTTCAACGAAGGTCTCCACAACTGCTTCGAGAAGCTTGTGGTGTTCTCCACCTCTTTCCAGAGCTAGGGTGAAGTTAGACTCCTCGGCCTCCCACTTCAAGATGTTCAGATAGTCTCTGATTACTAGAACCCAAGTAAGCTGACGTTCAGGCTGTTCTTGAACCGAGCGTCGAAGGAGTGCCATATTCCTGTTGGAGCACTTCTTCCTTCTCAGTCCTTCTTCCAGATAGCCTAGGTGGGCAAGATCCACATCTGGCAGCATCATTCTTGGAGCTATGGGATGGTCATACGGACCTTTGCTCGTATCCTCACAATGCTCATGAATAAGTCCGGTGAACTTGTAATGAGCTTTGTTCCTATACAACCTTGCTGGCATATCAAAGTTCTTGTTCAGGCTGTCCAGAGTGAGATGGATCTGCTTAATCACCAAGGCTTCATAGATCCCATTGGACAGATACTTACGAACATTCAAGCCCTTATGAAGTCTCTCGTCGCAGTCGATCCATAGGATCCAATCTCCCTGAGCATTTATTACCGAAGCATTTCTCTGAGTAGAGAAGTTGTCAAACTCTTGATGTGTAACTACTGCTCCATAAGTCTTGGCGATATCTTCTGTTCCGTCATTGCTGTTAGTTACAACCAGAATCTCATCACAGATTGGTTGAATAGACTTCAGCATAGGACCAATGTTGTCCTGTTCGTTTCCGGCAATGATACAAGCTGACACCGACTCATATGGTCTGGTTATCAACATCTTCTTTTTGAGATCCACATTCTCAAAGTTCTTTGGAGCTTTGGCTAAGAACACCCAATGACCAAGAATCTCTCCAGCTTCATTCTTTCCGGCATCAACAAAAGCTCCATGAAAGAAAGACTCATTGGCAAATATGTCTTTGAGCTCTGAGTAGCCCAAGTTCCATAGCCGACCTCTGCTCATGTTTTTGGCAAGCTCGGTCGTAGGACCGCACTCAGTGATAAGACAGAACACTCCATCAGGAGACAGATTCTTTGCCAGCTTCTTAAGATAGAGTTGTGGGTTGATCTGCCATTCCAATACTTCATTGAGGATGATCAGATCGTAGTGTCCAGTTGGGCGATCCTGTCCGTCATCAATGACTGTAACTGTGGCACTTCTATCCATGGTAGCCACAACACTTTCAATATGACTTTTCGACTCTGGAAAGCTTCCTGTGTCTATGTCTATTAGAGCAGTAGGAAGGTTCTGGTTAACCATCAGGCCGATAGAACAGAAGCCAGGATGGTAGTCGAGGACAGTCTTGGGTGCTAAACCAAAGAGGTTTAGAAGTCCGCACATCATCTTGAATCTTCCGGTTGCTCCTTTGTAGCCGGCAGCAATCTTCTCAGGAGTAATCAAGTCTGAAGTAGCAGATCTACAAACAGAATCAACTTTGTCTTGAAGTTCTTGAGCATGTCGTTCACAGATCATCTCAGCAGGAGCAATATCACCTTGCCGTAGCAGTTGAGTTATTACAGAAGACTTTCTGGATGCCCAGCGACGATGCATGAGCAGTTCAAAGTGTGTCATCCAAGATGCAGCAATCTGATCCCATCCGTAATGCTCTTTCACCCACTCTTGTCCGGCCTCAGCCATGTTCTCCATAAGCTCTTGATCTTTTAAGACATCAGCAGAACCGACGAAGCGCTGAATGTAATCTTCACTGTTAGGATTGCCTGGAATTAGAATTCCAGCTTCTGAATTGACTGTCTCTCTTAAAGCGAAGTCATCGGTAGTGATGATTGGTGTGCCACATGCTTGAGCCTCAATTGCTGTAATGCAACTGATCTCTGGGAAGTCAGTTGGGTACAGCAGCAATTCAGAAGAGCTAATCTCTTGGTAGAGCTCAGCCTTAGTGAGACTGCCAAGGTTGACTACCTTCTTCGGGAAACGACGAGCCAGTTCAGCACAGGCATTGATCTTGCCTTCTACGTCTGGAGGAACCTGCATTCCCTTTAGATCGTAGTTGCAGTAATGAAGAACAAGATCTGGATTGTTGTTCAGCATCAAAGGAAAGATGTCCGAGAGCAGATAGTGTAGCCCGCGTTCTGGACGACTTGTGTAGATCACCTTGCCCTTGATCTTCGGACGAATGTTGGCAGCAATGGTGTCTCTGTCTACACCGTTTCTTGTGATCCAAGAGAACTGCTCAACTTCAGGAATGTGACGCTTGTAGTTCTCTTGGTGGTACTTGCTAAGGAACAGCACTTCATCTGTTTGATAGAGGCTGCCCATGAAGCGGTTTACATCGACCAGAGTGTCGTGGCACCACATGATTCTCAAACCTGAGTTCCCAGGTTCACGGAGAAACTCAGGCCACCGGCTTGCAATGATAATGTCATACGGCATTGTCAAGATCTGCTTACGAGCCTGCTCAATAGGATGGTAGTGCACACCATCGTACTCTCCAGGCTTTGGACACACGCAGAAGGCGTGGACAGAATGGCCTAGCTTGGCTAGAGCCCTTGCCATATAGATGAAGGCAGTTTCACTACCACCAAGAGAACCTTCTTCGAGAGACCGGCCGTGGAAGGGAAGGCCGCCAGTAGCCATTGCGATAGTGAACTTCACAGCTTTCTCCAGATACTAGGTGCAAACCTAGTTTTATCTGAAGAGTTAACTTCCTTTCTTCCTTTCTTTTCTTCCAATTGCTCTTTTGAAAGCGTCCTTCAGCATCTTGTCATATGTGGCAAGGTGGTACTGCACGACTCGCTGAACGAACTTACCACCTACACCACCTTCTGGTGTTCCAGGCAGCTGGCTTGATATTGGACCAAGTTGCAGAGGTCCAGCTGGAGTTAACTCCTCATGCTGTTTTAAGGCATAGGGAGTAGCGTCTTGTACATTCACTACTAGCTTACCGCGAGCAATTCTGGCAGGATTGAGTCGGAGCTTCTCCCTCAAAGGTCCGCGTAAGAGTGGAGCATTCTCTCTAGCTCTTTGCACTACGTGCTTTCCTATCTCTGTAAGAGTAGGGAGTAATGCTTCTTGAACTCGGATCGAAGTTCCTTCCAGGACTTGAAGGATCTCAGTCCAGTCCTCTGCTTTGCCTTTGCCGATGCCTGAGTGAATGTTAATCATCGTACTGCCATTTTCATTCTAGCTGAAGCAAGGAGCTGGCTAAACGTGTTCTCTCCAGTCATCAAAAACTCTTCTGGTACGTTTGCAAACTCATCTAGCTCTTCATCAGAGTGAAGCCCAGATATGAAAGGTTCTAGGGTATGCCGGCACCAAGGATGAAAGGGAGGACCACCATTGGGTGTGTCTCCTAAAGCTGGGAACTTGTCTGACTCACCAGAGATAGAGAACACTTTGCCAGCATAGATATCGCAGATGCACCCTTTCGGAACTATGCTTGGTTGAGGAGATACTCTGACTAGGTCGTGATCAGCTTCCATAGCTGCCGAAATTACTGCCGCACTCGATGCTTGCTTAAGTGTCTGATTAGTAACCATTGCTGCATAGTAGTCTAACGAGTATCTGTAGGTTCCTCCACCTCTGCCAGTAACAGATACGATGCCGTCAGTAAACTCTCTTTGCAAAACAGATCGGACTTTTGCTGTAGCAGCCTTAAAGCTCTTTCCCTGAACTAGCTGTTCTGCTATCTCTCGGACTACATCTTCTCCTAGCTTCTTCTCTATAGAAGCCCTGCGTTGAACCACTTTTGTGGCAAGGCTTTTAACAGAATCGACGGCTTTATCCGTGGCTGTAATCAGGCTATCCGCCAGTGCAGCCACAGATTTTGTCGCAAGGCGATCCTTTAGCCTATCAATTTGAAAAACAGAATGTTTGGCAAGGAGATAGATTGCCTTACTCTGTTCTTGTTGGAAGAAGTCCTCAAGATACTTGTTGGTCCAGCCACGAGTTCTTCCCCGCAGCTCTTGAAGAAGTCTTAGAATTTGCTGATATCTCTGATACCTACTTGAGTCCAAAGCAAACACCATGGACTCAAGCTCGGCACTAATCTGCCGAGCTGCTGAGGTATAGATCCTTACGAGTTCGGCAGTCCTGAAATCAGCAAATGGAAGAACCATTACTTAGGTGGAGCTTGAGGAACAAAAGCTCTGATGAGCAAGATCACTCCTGCCACAAGAGCTGAAAAGCCCATGATAGGCTTGCTCCATTCAATCTGTATGTTGGTCACTGCAAAGAGACCAAACAAGAAGCAGAACAGTCCGAGAGTGATAAGAACAATGCGATCAAACATAGGCACCTAGTTGGGCTCGACTAAACAGTAGATTACTCGAGTTCCATCTCTGTGATGATTGAGAATCGTTCTCCTAACTATCCTTCCTGCAGATAGGAGCAAGACTCCGTCTCTGTCAGTAATGTGTCTCAGCTGCTGATCAACGACTATGTCGGTTCTCTCCTTTGGCAGAACTACTATCCACTGATTGGCATTGGTAAGGACAAAAGGAGCGTTGTACTTGTTCTGGTAATCCTGATAGCAGTAGCATGATACAGTAGTAATGTCTGTCAGCGAGTCTGCTTGAGTGAGATCGCCATACTTGTCAACTGTAGGAGAGTCATTAGATGGACGTACCCACTGCGCTTTGTGCGTCAAGCGGGCTGCTATGTCCATGAAGCTCATTTTCGGTAAACCCTACGCTGACCAATCCAAGGAGAAAGAAGTTTCATCATGTCTGAAGATCTGTTTTGTCCAGCACCTTTTCCATAACGAACTGATTCACTCATCGGACCATTGGTCTCAGACCAGCCCTCAATTCCCATCGCTATAGCTTCAAGATGCTTGTTGGGAGAACTTGTGTGTTGGAGAAGAAAGACAGCTTGATGACAGCAAGCTCTCTTGACTGCTTCTTTCATTCTGTCTTGTTCGTAACTGGTCAACGTGTCATTGACGTTAGCTACAGACAAGTTCCAGGGCCATTTGGCCAGATCGGATCTTGGCCACTCCATACTCTGTTGAGAGAAGTATCTCTCACCACGGAACTGCAAACTATCAATATCTCTGCTGGCTGAGATCAAAGCTGCTTCTCTCTGCAGTGGGCTTGCATCTACCCAAGGAGCAGAGTACACTATTGCAGACATGATGAACGAGCTTGCGTCTGTTACGCTGACGTAACAGTTGGCTCCTTGTGCTCCCCAGCTAGCTATGATAGTCATAGCCCACCCCCACTCTTGAGGACAAGGAACTCAATCCAGTCAGTATGCAGACCAATCGGAGCTCCTCTGGTATACGACGCTCTATACCTCCAGAGCCCAGGCAAGCTAAGAAAGCCAGTTACAGCTACGTAACGTAATCCACCGTCTGTTCCATCGGTGACATAGCTGGCTGGCTTGATGAGTTCACTTCCATCAGGAAGTTCAAATGTGAGATTCAAGTTCTGGGCAGTAGATAGATCTATCGCACCAGATGAGCTCCTGGCGTAGGCATCAAAAGCAATGCCATAGTCGTCCTGATAGACTTCTTGCATTATGGAGACTCAACAGATCCAGACACCATAGTTGTGACAGAAACGCTCCCTGACACACTATCATTTACATGGATGGTCCCAGAAACTATTACTGGGTACACCAGTCCGGTAGCGACTACGTTTGGAGGATATCCAGTTAGCACCAAGTTAATTGGGCCTGGAGTAACAGTTCTATTTCCAGTTATAGAAACAGTTGGAGCATAGGCTCCTATAACTAAAGAGCTAGTTCCTGGCGTTACTGTCTTATTGTCCTGGATTAGAACTGTAGGAGCAAACTTAGTAAGTGTGAAGTTCTTAACTCCTGGCGTTACTATCCTTGGAGTAAGAACGGAAGGTGCAAACCTGTTCAGCATTAAGTTCAGAGTACTTGGAGTAACCAGCTTGTTTGCTGTTATTGAGATCGTAGGAGCAAACTCAGTAACAAGCAAAGATGCCGTACCAGGAGTAACTACCTTGTTGTTTGCACTTCCTACCGTTGGAGCATAAGTAGTTAGAACTAATGCTTTGGTAGGAGGAACAACAACTCTTGGAGTAAGAACAGTAGGAGCAAACTCTGTGAGTGTGAGTGCTTTAGTTGGTGGGGTAACAACTCTTGGAGTAAGAACAGAAGGTTCAAAAGTAGTGAGCGTGAGAGAAAGAGTTGTTGGAACAACTACTGTAGCAGACTGGTATGAAGTCCTTTGAGGAAACTGCCAACCGTCAAGGACTAATGTTGCCTCATAAATGTAGCCACGACCAAATGCAAAGCCAACTCCCTGATAGTAAACATCATCTGTGACTAGCAACTGAATAATGCCATGACCTGCACCGTCATCATACCAGAGAGTAGCCGGCGTCTGAGGAACGACACCTACAGTTGCTGCAGTCTGATAGCTGGCGGTACGCTCAAATGTCAGATCGGTACCGTTAGTCCATTTCCAGATATCGAGTTGCCCAGTTGCTGCATAGTCCCCGCCGATAGCATGTAGTTCGCTACCTAGCAGTAGCAATTCGATTTCTTCGCCTGTGCGTCCTGTATCTTCAGAAATGATTGTGTCAAAGTTATCTGGCGCACTACCGCGTAAGATAACTTCATGGGTAGTAGAAGAACTGACAAGATCGCTGATTGTGGCCAACATCCACCAGTAGCCATTATTGTACAGTATCGCAGAAGCATAAATAAACCTTGGAGACACTCCAGATGGAAGTGTCACTAGAGCTGCGTCATCAAAATGCAATTCACCTGCTTGGAGTATATTGCCTGAGTAGAACTTGTACCAGGGATGCACAGTGTTAGCCGGCGTACCTGTGCTTGTCTCAAAATCCATAAGATAGCAGTGGAACCCATTCAGGTTGTGATCAAAGACAAACTTGTCATCCTGAGTAGGATATACTTCTCCGCTGGCTATCTTCGCAGTGATTTGACACGTTGGCTCATCAAAGGTCTGCGTCGCTGGATCGTAGCCCATTATCTGAGTCACGAACGGCACAGCGAAGTTGCCCGGATAGGCTGCGGAAGTCCGATCAATTGCAATCCATTGTTTCCCGTCAGCCAAATATGGACTGCCATCTAGGTTCACAATCGGAGACCACTGCCTACCTCTACCTATGCCATTGAACAGTGTAGCCTGAACATGAGTTAGATCAACCGTAAGCGTTCCAGAGCTAGTGAATACTAATGTGGGAACATCAGTAGCTAAGGAATTGCCTACGGCACCTAGATTGTAGATTCCGTTCTGGATGTTAGCAATAATGTCCCAAACTCCAGAACTCCTCTGCCAGATGGCAAAACCAATCGAACAGATTTCTATTGCTACTGCATCTGGACTGGCAAGCGATACTGCACTAATGATATCCGTAGGAGTACCACTCGCATAATATACAATCTTAGCTGTTGGTGTGCCCGATTGGTACTCTAAGAACATCCCATTGTCTTTGTCAGCGCCATAGCCAATTCGCACCTTTCCAGTAATGCCTGCAAGCTCAAAACCCAGTGACATGCATGGCGCTTTGTAGTGTACTCCAGCTGCTTGGTACACTGCGGTGGTATTACTACCGCTGTAGGTTAGATGTCCTCCAGTAGCTCCAGCAGTTCCAGAACCTGCTACCGTTAGTGTTAGTGCTCCCAGTCCAGATCCAAAAGATTCATCAACTTTGCTCATAGTTGAGAAAGGACCAGGATGAATCGTTAATGGGCCAGCTACAGGCTTAAAGACAAGATTGCTAGGAACTGCTCCATAGACTTTGGTTCCATCTGTTTCAAGAAGCAAATTGTGACGAGTAGTTGGGGAACTGACAGCGATTGTTCCTCCACCTAGTCCTGAATCTACTTCTGTGGAAGGCGTAATTGGTTCGGAAGTGGAATCCGATATTTGTCCGCCGCCATCCCTAGCTGTAACCGTGTAATAGGATGGAGTGCTTGGGGAACTATCAATCCAGGGTGGACCACTCACAGCCGAACCCACAACCGAATAACTTCCATTCCAACTTGTAGAGCGGTTTACATCATAGGCTGTGGCTTGATCTTTAGAAGTCCAACATACCTCATTAGTTGCACTGATAGCTTCGGCAATGACGTCAACGACCTTGGTAGATTCTCCCCAGATGCGATCAACCATCCAGCCATCTGTTCCAGGCGTCCCTTCCATATAGAGTCGAAGCCCAGGAAATCCTATATTCGTGAAAGGGCTGCTAGAGTCATTATAGGTCACTACCGAAGACCCATTGTGGTAGCCAGTTAGAACGGTAGTACCAGAACCACGGATGCGGAAACTGATAGTGTCGCCGTCAGCCAATGTGAATGAAGAGCTAGAGGCAAGAGGGCTTCCGAACGCACCAGCAGTAAACTTGTAGATCTCTAATGTACCATCACCGGCACCTCCAGCAGATACAAACTGTACTAAGTAACCGTTAACTCCGGACTGGGTAGGTGTGGTTACGTCCGTTCGTAAACTAATGCCTAAGGCAACTAATGGACTACCTGATAGCTTCGTTACCTTGAGTGTTACCTGCTGATCTACATTCTGTGGAGTCCAGGGGAAGTAATACCAACCTACCTCAGATCCTGGAGTGCTATACACCTTACCAGAACCATTAGTGACGATGTTACCGCTACCACCGGTGATTTGAACTGGAATATGCCCACTGTCGGTGTAGTGTACAGATATAGCTACGGCTCCACCAGTAAAGCGGTCCAACAGATCCATCTCATAAGTGATAGGAGGTTGGACACTTGTAGATACAGTAGGAGCAAAAGTTGTGAGAGTAAGTGCTCTAGTTGGAGGTGCAACAACTCTTGGCGTAAGAACAGTAGGAGCAAACTCGGTAAGTGTAAGAGCTTTAGTAGCAGGAGTTACTACTTGTCCTATCTTTATCGCTGGAGCAAAGGTTGCAAGAGTTAAGTTTGTTACCGTTGGAGTAACAACTCTTGGAGTAAGAACAGTAGGAGCAAATGTACTAAGGACTAGTGTTGCCGCAGGAACATCAACTAATGTTCCTCCGCCGCCGCCCGTCAGTGTGACCGCGATGGCATTGCTGACGTTGTTGTCGGCGTCGAACAGGAAGATCCAGCACGGATCGCCGGGGCTGAAGGTGTGACCCAGCGCCTGCGAGAAATCGACCGTGATCGTAACCGCATTGTCGCTCCAGGCTGTTATGACCTGATCGACGCGGTTGGGGCCGCCATAGATCGGGCTGTCGCTCAGTTGCACGCCGCCGCCGACGCCTTGTAGCCCCCGGAAATACTGACCTGAGATTATGACGCCGGTGTCAGCGTCGGCGAAGCTACCCGGCGTCACGTCTTCGATGATAGGGATCGTCGGAAACGGTACGACGGCACCGGGCCAGCGTCCGTTGGGTTGGAATGCCCCAGGCCACAATCCGTTGATTCGTAAGGATCGCGGTACTCGTTTGGTCCAGGTGGCTCCCGATACAGTGCCGGTCTGCGCGTTGCCACTCCAATCAATCGCGGCTGTCCCGGCTCCGTCGTCGAATCGCCACAATGCTACGGGGGCGAGTTCAAGCGGGTCGATACTGCCGTCGCCAAGTCCGCGAGCCTGAGCCTCCGTCGGGACGAAGTCGAATAGCGATATATCATCTAGGTCGCCGTCGTACGGTATCAAGTGAGTGCCGACGTTATCAACGCCAAAGTTTATTTCGTCAGCGGTGCTTGTGTCCCATGTCGCATTTAGGACTGCCGACGTTCCGACCAGCGTGCTATTTAACCATAGCTTTGTATCGCCGCCATTGACCCAGGTCACAAGACCGCGAATCCATTGGCCGATCAGACTGGGGTTAGTAACAACTACGCGGTCATCATTCCCGCTGTCATACCAACCGACATAAAACTGCCCGCCATACATCACGACGTCGAACAACTTTGACGACGAAGCCCCAGCTACTCGCAAAATCGTGCCCGCGGTGACCGCGTCGGGTCGGTACCAGAAATGCAGCGCCCCAGTCGTCGGAAACGTAAACGGAGTCACACCGACGTAGTCGTTGACCCCGTCGAAGCTCAGGCTGTAGGCGGATCGGCGACGCATTAGAGGTTCGGCGGGTAAGCCGCTCCCTGCAACGTTGGTTCCGCTGGCGTGTAGTCACCGCTCCCGGCGTCGTTATAGAGCGGGTCGATGTTCTGATCGTCAACACCGGAAGAAATACCGCTCACAGGCCCAGACGTGTTATTGTCGAAGATGTTGTCTCTGTTCAATCGCAGGGACCGTATGTCATTTGCGGCTGCCGAGTCGTTCGAATAATTGATTCCGTACCCGCCGTTATTGGTTATGACGTTATTTAACACGATGCTGTTGCAGGCAGCTTCATTAGTGGCAATTACAATCCCGTCCCCGCCGTTGTTGTCGATTGTGTTACCACGAACAACAGAACAAATTTGCGGGTAGCCAGTAACATAAACGCCAACGCTGTTGCAATTTACAACGACAGAATCCATAAGAATAATAGCCCCACCTAATCCGTCCGCCACGCCTGCACCAGGGATATCCTCGATCTTACAACCGATCAGTGTCGAAGCATAATTGCCGCCGTAAAAGCCGAAAGAGCCGGTCCCCGACTTTGCGCCAGAATTCATAATGACAGTATCGAGTACCCGCCCCGCCATTTCCAAACCGTGACAGGCGGAATGACCATTGATGTCTATTTTGCAATTCAAGACATTCGATCGAGTGGCCCCATAGATGATTCCATAAGTTGGGTAGGAAGGAGAGGCATTCAGGAAGAATACCAGGTTTTCCAAATGCCATGAGTTAGTGCTATATAGCAGCAAACCGCTGTGTGATATTCTCGGCCTTCCGTTGTAACCAATCAATTTGTTCGGGCCGGTTGTACTGTTACCGCTAGGCGCTGAGTAAAATCCTCCTGCCCCATTGGTGTAATCGTCAGTTATTGGGTCATCAACACCAGAGCCGCGAATGAAAATCGTGTTGCCGGCCACCATCGGCGTGCTAATAGAAGGAGTGCTATAGCCGGTCCCAATTCCCGATACCATCAAGTTTTCTAAGCTAGCGAATGCCCCCGCCACATTACCGCTCTGGCCCGTAGCGGTCCCCGTCGCCCGATCAACTGTGATGCTATTTGTACTGGCAACCGCGGTGATGAAATAGTAATTGTCCCCCACGATCCGCAGGCAGTAGCCGATCATGGCCGACGTGAAGCCGCCGGTAACGCTAGTGACCGTCGTCGTTCCGACAGTCACAATGTCGGCCACCGATAGGGCCGGCGTGGCGGAGTCGTTCAGGCCCGTATCGACGGCACCCGAAATAGACGGATCAAACCCGCCGCCATTGGCGTTATTGCCGTCGGCACGAATCCACCACTGAGTTGCTGCGGAGATTGTCATGGGTTATCCAGGGTTGCGGACGCATGCCTTCAAGACAATCGCCAGTTGAGCAGTGACCGCATTCACTGTGTTGACCTTAGCCGGATCGTCGGCAAACGGCCCGCCGCGGAGAATACGAGACAACCCATCACTGACCGTATTGAATGCCAGAATGTCAGCCCCCGTCAAAAGATGCGGCGGACCGTCAGTGCGTTCGTCTGTCCAGTCCGGGTTGTTGTTCAGATTCTCATAAACGTCGCCGATCGCTGCGTTGTCCGCTTCCATTGCGATCAGCAGGTTGCGTAGTTGTTCAGCCCGGACGCGGGTGCGCTCGTTGGCCCAGTGTTGAACTTGTTCATTTGTAGCAGCTGCCATCTTTTCAACCCTTGATAGTTCGAGAAAGACCAGATTCCATCTCTTGTAGGCGTTTCTGCAAACTCGCACAAGAGTTGACAGCAGTTTGTAACTGGGCTGTTCTGATTTCTAAATCCGTCCAGCCCTTAGACAATCCATCTACTTCTATTCTACGAAGTAGATCGTGATTCTTCTTCATCTCTATATAGAGATCGGGCAGGTCTTGCCGTCTAAGGTCGACTACATTGACCTTCGGCTGTTGCCCAATGATCTTCGCACTCATGCCTTGACTTCTTCTTTGACCTTGGCTTCTTCCTTCATCTCGGCATAGATAGCTTGGAGTAGAGCGTCAGCTTCATCATGGCTTAATGCTCTGGCTACAAGGAGGTCATCCTTGTACACCCTCACCCAAGCGCCCTTTGGAGCTGCCCCTTCTTCAGCGTCATCTCTTGGTCCCTTGACGTACTTGATGACATAGCCTGCTTCGGTAAGCAGCTTCTTCAAGATACTGGGAACGATGACACCTACCTCCATTGCTCCCTTTGCTACTTGAGCAAAGGGACCAGGAGTCTTGCTGTTAGCAAGTTCGATGGCGTGGTCTAAACAAGCCTTACGCATCTGCGACCTCTATTAAGCCAAGGTAAAGACACCTGAAGCATTCGTCTGAACGGTCAACGTATTTGTATCTGTTGCCGTCACATCAGCGGGAGTGGAATCAAGCAAGCAATAGCAAAGCACCTTGCCTGAGACTTCGTAGATTACGGCGAACCGAGCTACGATAGAACCACCCGAGGCTGTCCACACTGGATCGGTGGAGATATCAACAGTGACTGTAGTAGTTCCAGCCAAAGTCAATGTGATACTGATACCACCAGTTGAATAGCCGTTAGCATTGGCGTGCTCATTGGTCAAGCCAGCGTAGGTTGTGCTAGCAGCACCAATGTTCGAAGTACTCAGAAAGAGTGCCTCTTTGAAAGTGTCGGTGCCGATCTGGAACGTACCGTCAATTAGGCAGGTACGCCCACCGTTTGTGAATGTCCATGCTCCAGCGGCCATGTTTACTTCCTATCTGAATTATGCAGAAAAAAATAGCCGGGTAAGAGGCGTGGTCCTTACCCGGCTACGGAGGACGAAGCCTGCCGTCCTGTCAGATTGTTTAGTAGATCTTGGCCAGACCTTCTTCGTTCTTGACCTCCAGGGTGTACTCGCCAATGAGCATACCCTTCTCCGAGTCACCAGTCTTGGCGACTGGCTGGAACTGGAAGGAGCGACCCGTCAGAGGCATCAGCTTGATTCTGCCTCTCGACAGGATCAACGCACTGTTCGTCGGCATCCACCGGCTGAGAAGAACCATCTGGCTGCCGAACGTACCTTCGTAGTACGTAACCCGGCGGCGATAGTTGTTCTCGTTCTGGAAGACCTGGATACGAGTGCTGTTGAGGTTGTCAATAGCTCTCTTCCAGTTCGCATCAACCAGAATGAGGTCGATGTCTTGGGCGCCCTGGCCCCATGCCAGCTGAATGTTGTCGTCCAGGATCGTGGCGTTCAGAGTGCCGATGCTAGTGGCATTCGTAGCAACGAAGTCCCACAGACCCTTGAAGGTGCGATAGGCCGTGGCGGAACCCAAAGTGTTGCCCGAGAGCTTGCCCTGGATAACTGCCTTCTCGGCGTCACGCAGAATTTCTCGAGTTCGCTTTTCTTTCTGATAAGCGAACTCATTGCCGATCCCACCAAGGTGTCGGACGGATTGAACCGTACCAGACACGATGATGTCTTTCTTGAAGATCTGGCAATAGTTGTTCCGTCTCGCCCTCGGCCGAGAGGTATCGACGCTAACGTCAGCGCCTTCCAATGCTGCTTCAGAGATAACGAAGATCGTATCCGTAGCAGCAATCGTTGCAGCTGAGGTTCCGCCGAATGCTCTCGTAACAACGAGAGTGTTGGCCGATGTGCCGGTGATCTGCATGTACTCGCCGGTGCGAGTAACTTTGAGGATCGACCCAGCTTGGAAGAATGTGCCGACCGAGGCACCGGAGACGTGAATCGGAAGAGCCGTAGCTGCCGTGTTGAGCGTTGCACTGCAAGTCACAGTGTTAGGCTGCAACGCGTCTTCCAACCATTCGTGCAGCACATTTTCTGCTGATTGATTGGCGTCGCCGAGGGCGTCCAAAAGAGGGGTCTCATCGGGCGAGATCATCCCGATAAGGTCCGACACATCTTCGGCAACGGTGTCCCATACACCGGTGTCATAGATGGCTTTGCCGCTAAACGTCATTCCTAATCTCCTCGTGTGAAGAGGAGATTAGATTATCTCCTCTCAAGGTCTGAAACAACACGTTTCTGTCGCAGGTAGTTCTGAACGTCTTGAGAATCGCCAGAATTCTTGCCCTTCTTCTCAAGTTCGACTAGCAGCTTCTTTGCTGAATCGATCTCGGCTTCTTTGGCTGCCTTTCTGGCTCCACCCTTCGATCCACTACCACCTGCCTTGACTGTAGAATCTTTCAGATAGTCTGGAAGCTCTGCAGCAATGCCATCTCTAATTGAGACTACCCCTCCATCAGACAAGTTGTATACCCACTTTTCATCATCCTCGTCTCTACTAACTTTCGGAAGGAAGGCATTCTTCGCAATCTCAATTGCATCAGCTCTGCAGCCAGCAATCTGAAGAGACTCAGTTAGATCGGAATCTCTTTCCAGCTCTTTTCGTCTTTGTTCGGCCTGAGTCCTCTTCTTTGTCTCTTCTTCGAGACTCTTCTTGAGACTCTCAGTTTCTTGAGTGTGCTTCTTCTCCAACAACTTTAGCCGACCTTCAACATCTCCCGAAGGAGGTTCAATAGGCGGCGGAGGAATCTCTTTGACTTTGTCTTCAAGATCCTTCACTCGTTGATCAGACTTCGCACGCTCCGTTTTCTCTTTCTCCAGGTCTTGATGGATCTTGGTGATCCTACCTTGAACAATTCTCTCGAGCTGTTCTTTGGTGTAGGTTTCACCGGCAGGAGGCAGTTCACCTGCACCACCTCCACCATCACCATCTGGGGCAAGAAAAACTCTGTCTAACCAACACAACCGAGACGAACCCATAGCTGAAAGGATCATAGCACGACCTCTCGACTAATCCTAGTCGGCAGGTGAACCTTGTTTTCTCTGCTTATGGCCCTGAAGGTCCAAACAGGGTCGCAGGATTTATTGAACCGAAGTTCTCAAGAACACCAATTGGTCTTGGATTGGCAGTCTCGATTTCTTCCTGAATCTTGTCTCGGAGTTCTTGCTTCTCTCTGGAAAACATCTTACCCATGACCTTCTTCTCGAACTCCTTAATTGCTGTATCACTGGTGAGCGTTGTTCTCGCTTCAGTTAACAGTTGGAGCTCAGCGAGGAAGTCATCAACTCCGAATTCTCGTGGATAGGAAATACTTCCCTTCCACTCGGTATTCATCCACGCTGCCGCAAGACGGTGGATTTCTATCTCGGCTTGTTCTAAGGACTCTGCCTTCTTAGACAGAGCTTGGTTTGTCTCATTGAACTCAAAGGCATATGCAATGCCTGAGGTTGCTTCTCGAGAACCTTTCACACCTGCCAGACCACCCATCTTAGCTAGGCGGTAGATCTCATCTTTGGCTCTATCAATCCACTTACCGATTAGCTCAAGTGGAGACTGTCCAGGAGAAAGGTAGAAAGGAGGAGTCGATCCTGCTTCAAACTCCAAGACGTCATGATGTGACAGATCTACTGGATTGTCCATTCCTGACTTCTCAATAGCCAGCACATTCAAGCACCGCTC